ATTCGACGCAGTGCGATCTCGAGGGCCAGCGTGACTTCTACGGCCTTCAGCGGCTCGTGATGGAAACCGTTGCCGAAAGCGGTGAAGTCATCGTGCGCAGGTATCGCGTCACGAACCGGGGCCTGGCGATCCCGATGCAGCTGCAGGTCCTCGAGGGGGACTACCTCGATACGACGCGCGATCTCATCGCCACACGCGAGGGCGGGAAAATCATTCAGGGTGTCGAGTTCGATGCGATGGGTCGACGCGTGGCCTATTGGTTGTTCCCCGAGCATCCCGGTTCGGCGAATCGCTTCGGCACCAGCCGCTTGATTGGGACCTCGCAGCGTGTGCCGGCCGACGGCGTGTTGCACGTCTACCGCAAGCGCCGGCCTGGCCAGGTCCGCGCGGTCACCTGGTACGCCCCAGTGATTGCGCGCCTGAAAGGCTTCGATGTGTTCGAGGATGCCGCGCTTGTGCAGCAGCAAGTGGCCGCGTGCCTGGCGGGTTTCATTACGGACACCGACGGCACCGGTGTCGCGGTCGGCGACAAGGACGCCTCAGACCCGCTCCTCGAGACCATTCAGCCGGGCACGCTGCAGAAGCTGCCCGTCGGCAAGAGCATCACGTTCACGACGCCGCCGCGGCCGGTCGATGGCCGATTCGATCAGCGGCAGCTCCGCGCGATCGCCGCCGGCCTCGGCATCACCTATGAGGAGCTGACCGGCGATTACAGCGCGGTCAACTTCAGCTCAGCCCGCATGGCACGACTCGCCCATTGGGCCAACGTCCACGACTGGCGGTGGAACCTGATCATTCCGATGTTCTGCGGTCCGTGTTGGGATTGGGCGATGGAGACCGCATTCATCGCGGGCTCGATCGGAGACACGCCCGCTGCGGAATGGACGCCACCGCCGATGCCGCTGATCGAGCCCGACAAAGAAGCCAGGGCCGGCATCACACGGGTCAGGGGAGGTCAGGCGCTCTTCGACGATCTCGTACGTGAGCAGGGCCTGGACCCAGAGACGTTCTGGCCCGAATACGCGGCGAATTTGAAGCGGCTGGACGATCTCGGCATCGTGCTGGACAGCGACGCGCGAAAAACCACACAGGCGGGGAATCCGACCGATCCGGGGGAATCATCGGGAAAAGTAGGGAATTCAGAGGAATAGCCATCGGGTTTTCCTTGGGCCGTTCGCAGAAGAGCCTGACCATGAGCGTCACACCTTCATGACGCGCGTGCTGGCTCTTCATGTCTGCGGGTAATCCTGTTATCACGCGCGAGCTTCCTCCGCTGTCGCTACGCGCGGCGTTCGTGCCATCCAGCGTCAATGTCGAGAAGCGCACCGTCGACGTGGTCTGGTCGACGGGCGAGCGCGTCCTGCGCGGCTACTTCGACAAGTACTACGAGGAGCTCTCGCTCAATGCGCGGCACGTGCGCCTTGGGCGATTCAACAACGGTGCGCCCTTCTGTGATGGACACCCGCTGAAGGGTGGCGACTACCGTGCGGCCATCGTGCGGGGCGTCATCGTCGCCGGCACGGCCCACACGAACGGGAAGCAGGGCACGGCGACGGTTCGCTTCGCGAAAGCGGCGATCGACCCCGAAGCCGAGATGCTGTTCCAGAAGGTCCAGGACGGCATCGTCCAGAACCTGAGCATCGGCTATCGCATTTACAAGCTCGAGAAGGCGGAAGAGTCCGTCGACAAGGTGCCGGTCTATCGCGCGATTGACTGGGAGCCGGTCGAACTCTCGTCCGTGTCCGCCGGCGACGACGATGGCGCCGGATTTCGCAGCGCCGATCGCTCGCCAAACCCGTGTGAATTCATCGCGCGCGGCGTGATCACCGACACGGATCGCAATCGCACGCTCCGACTCGCCGAGGCGTTTCTGCTGCACTGAGGAGAATCCGACTCATGAAGACGCTCAAGAAACTGCGGAAACAGTATCGAACGCTCGTCGACGAAGCCAAGGGCTTCCGCAGTGCTGACGGCTCGTTCAAGGACGATGAGTCCCGATCGTCGTTCGACGCCAAGATGCGTGAGGCCGAGGCCGTCGAGCTGAAGATTCGCGCGCTCGAGGACGACGACGAGGACGAGGGTCCTGAGGGTACGCCTGGCGCCGCAGCGAACGCCGAGCAGATCCGCTCAGCGGCCGTCACCGAAGAGCGTGAGCGTCAAGCCGGCATTCGCCTCGCGGTGCGTGCCGCGAAGTTCGATCAGCCTGCCGCGGAGACGCTCATCGAGGAGCTGATCACCAAGGGGACCCCGCTGCCTGACGCGCGGTCGGTCATCATGGAGAAGCTCGAAGCCGCAGACAAGAAGACCCGCACCGACGGGAATCACACGGTCGTCGCCGGCGAAGACGTCCGTGACAAGTTCTTCCGCGGCGCCGGCAACTGGCTGCTCCACAAGGCGGGGATGGTGGACGTCGTCGCACGACACGCCAATCCCAAGTCGCCCGACCTGGCGTCGTTCGACCCAGGGGACTTCCGCGGCCTGACACTGCTCGACCTGGCGCGGGAGTGCCTGGAACGAGGCGGGATCAAGACGCGAGGCCTGAGCAAGCTGGATCTCGTGGGCACCGCCTTCACCTATCGCAGCGGCATCACCCAATCGACGAGCGACTTCACCGTGCTCCTCGAGAACACGATGCACAAGATGCTCGAGGCCGCGTACGCGCTCGCGCCTGATACCTGGCGCCGTTGGGCGGCGTCGAGCACGGTCTCCGACTTCCGCGCGCACCCACGCTATCGCATGGGGCAATTCGGTGCGCTCGACGCGGTGACGGAAAACGGCGAGTTCAAGAACAAGGCGATCAACGACGCCGAGAAGGCGACCATCACGGCCGCGACCAAGGGCAACATCATCAACGTGTCGCGTCAGATGATCGTCAACGACGACATGAACGCGTTCGGGCGGCTGCTGACCATGTTGGGCCGCGCGGCTGGCCTGTCAATCGAGATCGATGTCTATGCCCAGCTGCTGCTGAACAGCGGTCTCGGACCCACGCAGAGCGACGCACAGCCGCTCTTCCACGCAAACCGCGCCAACGTCGGGACCGGATCCGCGCTGGCCGCGGCGGCGATCGATGCCGACCGCGTCCTGATGGCGAAGCAGCGCGACCCCTGGGGGAACGAGTATCTCGATCTCCGCCCGGCGATCCTGCTGGTGCCCGTCGAGCTCGGTGGTCAGTCGCGCGTCGTCAACGACTCGCAGTACGACCCCGACACGGTGGCGAACAAGTCGCAGATGAAGCCCAACCTCGTGCGAGGCCTCTTCCGTGACGTCGTCGACACCCCGCGCTTGTCAGGGACGCGGCGCTATCTGTTCGCCGATCCCAGCATTGCCCCGGTGTTCGAGGTGGCGTTCCTCGAGGGCCAGACGGCGCCCGTGCTCGAGAGCCGTGACGGCTGGCGCGTGGACGGCACCGAGATGCGCGTGCGGCTCGACTACGGCGTCGCGGCTGTCGACTATCGCGGCGCGGTGACCAACGCCGGCGTGTAACACACCGGAGATCAGGTAAACGGCCACGGCGGGCCATAACGCCGCAACGTAGAGGAGTCACATGGCGAAGAACTTCATTCAGCCCGGCAAGACGCTCACGCTCGTCGCTCCGGCGGGTGGCGTCACGACAGGTCTCGGGTACTTCATCGGCGCCGTCTTCGTGGTCGCGCTGCAGACCGCAGCGGCCGCGGCGTCCTTCAATGGCGCCACCGAGGGCATCTGGGAGCTGCCAAAGCTGAACACGCAGGTCTGGGTCGCCGGCGAGCGCATCTTCTGGGATGTCGCCAACGCGCGATCGACGAACGTCCCGACGGCGAACCGAGAGATCGGCGTTGCGACGGCGGATGCCGCGAATCCCTCGACCACCGGGTTCGTGCGATTGAACGGCACGAAGACGACGTTTGTGCCTGGCGTGCCGGCCTCCTATGCGACGGCCGGTGCGCAGACCTACACGGCGGCCGACATCCTCGGTGGGACGATCGTCCGCGATCCGAATGGCGCTGCGCGCACCGACACACTGCCGACGGCCGCCCTGCTCGTCGCGGCGATCCCTGGCGCGAAGGTGGGCGACACCGTCGACGTCCTGATCGTCAACGGCGCCGACGCGGCCGAGACGCTCACCCTTGCCGCTGGCGCCGGTGGTGCGTTCGATGCGAATCAGACCGCGGCGTCACGGGTGATCCCGCAGCTCGCGTCGAAGCTGGTGCGCGTTCGCCTGACGAACGTGACGGCCTCGAGCGAGGCGTACGTCGTCTACGCGTAAGCGGGCGACATGAGCTGGGCCGCCTTGGCCGGCGGGCTGAACACCGCCGTGCTCGCTCACTTCGGCGAGGCGACGACCTACAGCCCAGGGGTCGGCCAGGCGGTTCAGGTACAGGGCATCTTCGATGCGGCGTATGTCCGCGTCGACGCTGGAGAGGCGGGCGTTTCGAGCGTGGGACCGGCGGTCTGGTACCGGCTCGCGGATCTTCCCGTCGACCCCGTGGAGGACGAGCCGCAGATCGTGGTCGGCACCGTCACCTACGAGGTGCGCGAGGCGCAGAAGGACGGCCAGGGCGGCGTGCTGTTGCTGTTGCGCAAGGTCGTGACGTAGGTGGCCACGACGCACCAGCGGACGGTGATTCGCGCAGCGTTCGTCGCGGCGCTGAAGGACACGACCAGGGCGGAGGAGCGCGTGGTATCCACGCGCATCTGGCCCTGGAAGGAGAAGGACCTCCCGGCGCTCGCCGTCTATACGCTGACCGAATCGGTCGATCCGGCCAGCCGAACGACGGCGCCGCGGGAGCTCGAGCGGAACGTCGACGTCGCCATCGAAGGGGTCGTGCAGCTCTCCGACGCCGTCGACGACGAGCTCGATGCGTTCGCCGTCGAGATTGAACGGGCCGTTGACGCGATCCTCAGTGCCACGGCGCCCGATCAGGTGCTGTCGGACCTGCTGTTGCAGTCGACGGAGCTCGCGATCGCGACGGAGGGGGAGCAATCGGTCGGCCTCGTGCGGCTGGTCTACGACGTGCGCTATTACACGCGCGCACCGGAGGCCGACGATGTGCCGCTCGAGGACCTGAAGACGGTGGACGTGCGGTACAGCGACCTGGACGGCGGCGAGGACATCTCTCCGAACGACCAAGCGAGCGACAGATTGGACAACCTCGATGAGTGACGCAACCGATCGCATGTTCGTGAAGCCCGCGGACGGCCTCAAGGTGCGCGACCCGCACTCGCGACGACATCTGCCACCGCAGGGCGCATTTGTGCCGCGGGAGCCCTACTGGCTGCGTCGGCTCGACGACGGCGACGTCGTCGACGCCACGCCCGACGAGACCGAGGAGTAGTCACCAGCCATGTCGATCAGCTTCAGCTCGGTGCCTTCGAATCTCCGCGTGCCGTTCGTCACGGCGGAGTTCAACAACCAGCGTGCGACGCAGGGTGCGGCGCTCCTCCCGTACCGCGTGCTCATCGTCGGTCAGAAGCTGACCGCCGGGGCGTGGGCCGCGAACTCGATTCAGAAGGCGTCGAACGTCGACCAGGTCATCGCCGGCGCCGGGCGCGGCAGCATGCTGCACCGCATGGCGTTGAAGTACTTCGAGAACAACCGATTCACGGAGACGTGGTTCGGTGTGCTCGCGGACAGCGGCGGCGGCGCGTTCGCCACGGGGACCTTGACGGTCACGGGCCCGGCGACGGCTGCAGGGACGCTCAACATCTATCTCGGCGGCACGCTCGTGCAAGTCGCGGTGGCCAACGGCGACGCGCAGAACACCATCGCCACCAACATCAACGCGGCCATCAACGCGAACACCGATCTACCCGTCACGTCGTCGGTCTCGACCAATGTGGTCACCGTCACCTTCCGTCATCGCGGCGACGTGGGCAACAGCCTCGACATGCGCCTGAACTACCAGGACGGCGAAGCCACGCCGGCCGGGGTTGCGGTGGCGATCGTGGCACTCACGGGCGGCACGACGAACCCGACGCTGACGACGCTCATCACGGCGCTCGGCGACAACTGGTATCAGGTGTGGGCGCATCCCTACGTGGACGCGACGAGCCTGACCGCAATCGAGGCGGAGCTCTCGTCTCGCTTCGGACCGATGCGCATGATCGACGGCGTTGCGATCACCTCCGCCGCCGGCACGCAGGGTACGTTGGGCACGCTCGGCGACAGCCGCAACAGCCAGCACTCCTGCATCGCAGCGCAGCCAGGCAAGAACCCGGTGACCCCACCAATGGAATACGCCGCGGCCGTCGCCGGCGTGGTGGCGCTGCACGCGGCAAACGACCCCGCGCGGCCCTTCCAGACCCTCGAGGTCAAGGGCGTGAAGGCACCCGCGGAAGTCGATCTGTTCACGTTCACGGAGCGCAATCTCGAGCTCTACGACGGCATCAGCTCCAGCAAGGTCGCGGCTGGCGGCGTCGTGCAGCTCGAGCGCCTGGTGACGACCTATCAGACC